TCTAATAATTTTAAAATTGAGCAAATGGGGAAAATGCCTAAACAGTTTACTATTTCAGCTCAAATTGACGATGATAACAGAGATGTTTTAGATGCTGCCTTAAATGCAAGCGGTTCAGGAATTTTGTCCCATCCAAAATACGGCAATTTCACAGCAAAGGTTACTACATACACTAAAAGCGATTCTATTGACAAATATGGACTTTATGATTACTCAATTACATTTATTATTGAGTTTGGGCTATTCTTGCCGTCCCTGTCTACATTGACCACATCTGCTATAAGTTCATTGCGAGCTGCTGGAATTGGAAAGGTGAAATCATTTGGAAAATCAAAATTAAAAAGGTTTGGTTTTTAGTATGGCATTAAAAGGAATTTTGAAAAACAGCACAACACGGTTATTGGTCGATAGGGTTAATTTATTGATTGATACTATGCGTAGGGCTATTGTTAAGATCGAAAATGAAAATAACAGCGATTTTAACGCTATTGCAAATGATATGAATGGGAGGATGTTTTCTATTGTTGCCGAAAATGAGCTAAACGATGAGTTAGGCGGGTTGTTTGCTGCCTATAACAAAGTTGGTAAAGATTTTAAAAGTAAATATTTATTAAACGTAGAGCTGTTTAGTTTTGGAAGTAGTATTACAAACATACAGTCTAGTGAGACAGATACGGAGTTGTTAAATACGATAGGTTTAGTTATTCAAGCTATAAACTTGTCTTATGCATATGACAACGCTGTTAATATAGCCTATCAAAACAAAGTTGAGTTAGACAGGGTGATTCAGCAATTAGATGGAGAGTATGTAGCGGTCTCAAGCAACCCGCTTATTGATTCTGATTCTAGGTTGTCTATGCTTGAGATTAAGACTGCTGTTATGAGGTTTTTTTCAACGCTAGAATTAAAAGATTTGACTACATACACAACTAATTTAATTCCAAGTAGTGTATTGTCCTATAGTTTATATGGTGATTCATCTAAAAACTCTGAAATAATTGATTTGAACAGTATTTCAAATACTGGATTTGTTGAGGGTATCCAAACCATTACTGAGGCGGTTTAATGGGGTTTAAAACTAAAGCTGGAAACTTTATCAATAAGGTTTTTGGGAAGGATATTGTGGTTGAGGTAAACGGCGTTGCTTATTCAAATTTTTTATCAGTTGACGTTAATAGATCACTAGAGACCATTGCTAATGAATTTGCGGTGATTGGAACGGTTGAAAAACTGGAGGACTTCCCTATTGCTTTAGGGGATGACGTGGTTATTTTATTTCATGAAGTATCAATTTTAGATGGGTATGTTGAAGTTATATCATCTGAATATAGCAATGACGGGCATGCGGTAACTATTTCTGGGCGTGACAGAACATCGGATATAGTAGATGGGACAGTCTTTAATTCATTAGTGATTACTGGGTCAATGACGCTAAAAGCATTGTTGACTAAGTTGTTGTCCGATAATGGGGTTGGGAATATCAATGTTATTGATTTGGTGCGCCCAGATATTTTTACAAAAAAAGATCAAGTTAATATTGACCAAGGGGCAAGCCTGTTTGAAGCTGTTGATAGATATTGCGCTAAGCGTCAAGTTATGGCTACAACTGATGGGGAGGGAAATTTAGTAGTTACTAGGGGTGGTGAGGGCGTAGAGTATTCTCAAAAGATTATACATAATTATAGTCCGTTTTTAGCGTCTCAAAACAATGTTTTAAGTGCTTCAAAATCTGAAAGCACGCTTAATCGTTATAATAAATATATTGTGAAATCACAAAATGACGTTTTAGGGCTTGTTTCTGGCGGTTCTGGTATAGACGTTAAAAAAGATACCAATCAAGATGGGGAGTCATCTGATAGCGAAATACGGTCAAGCAGGGTATTAACTATAGTTGATGAAACGGCTGGGGATTCCGATTATTCTAAAAAACGTGCTGAGTGGGAATCTTCAGTGCGTAAAGCACGTGGGTTTAGCTATTCTTGTAAAGTCCAGGGGTTTTTGGTGGACGATTCAAATGTTTGGACACCAAACTGCTTGGTATCTGTAACAGATCAGCGGTTAAATGTGGATGATACACTTTTAATCAAAGATGTTTATTTTTCATATAGCGTAGATCAAGGAAGTGTTACAGAATTAATAATGGTTAAAAAAGATTCGTATCAAATGGCACCGGATTCGCCGTTGTCTTTAGGCTTTTTAGGTTTATTTTCATGAATAATATATTGCGAAAATTAAAATCAATGTTTAAATTTGGATATGTGTCTAATATTGAAGATGACGCTGGGGATTTGCCTGTGGCGCAATACACATACCATGGGCAGGCTAAAGATATTGTTACTATATACCCCTATGGATTTTGCGCTAATGCCCCCGCTGACAATTTAGCTGTCGTGGTAAATATGGGTACAACAGATCAGAAAATAGTATTTACAGCATCGGGCAAGGATAGATTTAAAAATTTAAAAGGGGGTGAGGTTGTTGTTGGTAATTTTGTTACTGGCGATTTTGTTAAATTTAATTCTGAAAAAAAAATAGAGGTGGTTTCTGGCGGTTCTGTTGATATCACAGCCCCAGCGATTAATGTTAATGGGGGGGCAGCTATAACAGGAGATGTAACAGTGTCTGGGGGGCTAACAGTTAGCGGTGACATAACTGGGGGCAGCGTCACTGGGGGAACCGTTTCAACAACTGGTGGCATTGACTTGGATACACACACTCATTTTGTGTCTAGCGCACCAGGTAATTCAAATCCACCGCAATAATGTATAATTAATGTATGGATAATATATACAGCCAGAGTTTAAGTAGTATATCGTTCGCAAATTATGTTGTGAAACAAAACAAGGTTTGGTTGAATAGATCATGGGTTAGCAATCAAGTGAATAAACAAAGAGTAAACGCAAACTATGCACTTAACGCAATGGCTGAGCAGCAATCTAGAATGGCGTGGGTTAAAAAAACTAAGAATAAGGATTATTTGCGATTAAAAATTGACCATGTGGATATAAGCAAGGAATCTAGTAAAAGTGAATGATATCTATTTGACCAAAAATAGCGATGGAATTTACGACATTTCATTTTCTGGTGGTGATTTTAAAAAAACACAAGGGCTTGACACAGCCATTATTAACAGCTTAAACATTGACCAGAGAGCCGAGGCATCAGAGGTTATGACCCCACAAAATAGGCGTGGCAACATCATTGACGAATTAAACAATGAGAACGATTTTCAAATAGGTTCAAAACTATGGCTGTTGTCGCAAAAAAGAGCAAACCAAGAAACGGTGTCGTTAGCGGAATCTTATGCATCAGAATGCTTGCAATGGCTAGTCGATGACGGAATTGCCGAAACTGTTATAGCGTCTGGTATATTAAAAAACGACAATATAGTTTTATCAATTACAATAAAACAAAGTGACGGGACTACGTTTAGCAAGTCTTATAATTTATGGTCTAAAACAACAATAGCATAGGTGAATACATGAGTTTATCAATCCCAAGCTCTCAACAAATATTCGAGAGAATTAACACAGATATTATTAATGAATTAAACGAATTAGACCCGTACTTACGAACAAGTTTTATTCGTGCAATTAATGCTGCCGATTCTAAGGCGTTTTATGAGTTGTATCAAACAGTTCAGCAAATGATTGACCTGTACTACAATCCAACTGGTGAGTATTTGGACAAATTCGCTGCTGAGTATGGCTTGACACGCAATCCTGCAACGCTGGCAACTGGAAACATTGTTTTTACCGGCACAGCTACATCAGTAATTCCAGTATCTACACAAGTCACGTCTGATGACGGCAATATTTACCAAACAACTGCTGCTGGAACAATAACAGCCACAACATTAACCATATCATCATTGACACGATCTGGAAGCACGGTAACAGCCACAACATCAGGCAGTCACGGGCTGGCATCATCATTAAGTGTTGTTATATCTGGGGCTAATGAAACTGAGTATAACGGAACGTATGCAATTAATGTAACTGGGTTAACCACATTTACATACTCAATTACAACTACCCCAGCTACACCGGCGACAGGGACAATTCAAGGTGATATTGATTATGCGAATGTAGCGGTTACATCAACAGAGTATGGGGCGAGTCAAAATAAAGATGCTGGGGCAAGCCTTGGTTTAGCGAGTCCAATATCTGGCGTCAATGCAACAGCCTATGTGGATTTTAGCGAGATCGCTGGAGGTTCTGACGTTGAAAGTGATGACGATTTTAACACACGTTATATTTTTAGACGACAAAATTTACCAGCAAACTTTAATAAAACCGACATAATCCAGCAAGCTAAGCTAATTAATGGCGTTACTAGAGTGTGGGTTCAAGGGGCAGGCGAGTTTGATTCATCAATAACAGCAACTGGTGTCACACGAAATGGCGATTATATGGCCGTATTTAATAAAACAGCGCATGGGCTATACAATGGGCAGGCAGTAACTGTAACAGGGGCTAATGAGGCTGAATACAACGTGGTGCAAAAAAAGATATTGAAAATAGACGCTGATAATTTTGGGTATTTAGTTAGTGGCACACCGTCAACGCCAGCAACTGGGACTATTGCTGCAAGTTTCCCAGTAGCTGCACTTGGGCAGGTTCGTGTCTTTTTTGTTCGGGATAACGATACGTCAATTTTTCCAAGTGCTGGGGAAATCACAGATGTTTATAATAAAATACTAGAAATAAAGCCATCCACAATGAGCGCAAGTGATGTTATTGTGGATGCGCCAACAGCTGTGACAGTCAATTTTACATTTTCAGCCATTACACCAAACACCGCTGCAATGCAAACAGCAATTAAAAGCGCATTGACTGATTATTTTAATTCGTCAGCTAATCTAGCAACGGATATGCGAGCTATTGATTACAATTCGGTTATTAACAGCGTGGTTGATTCTGGGGGCAACCAGTTAAAATCATTTGCACTAACAAGCCCAACAGTGGATGTTTCTGTTGGTATCAGTGAATTAGCAGTACTTGGGACGGTAACTTTTTAATGAGTATTAAAAAATATACAGTCGATGAGTGGATTGGTTTTTTAAATCATTTTTTACCAAACGGTGAAGCATTTGTTGCTAAGTATGTGGAAGGAACAAACCTTAGGGCATACCAAAAAGCTAAGAGCCAAGAATTTAAGCGTTTTGGAGATTTTGCATCAGATTTAATATCAGAGGTGCTTCCAAGTACATCAATTAACTTGTTGAGCGAATGGGAGAGTTATCTGGGGATTCCTGATAACTGCATACCGTTAGCAACGGCATTGCAGGAACGCAGGGATAACGTAATTCTTAAACTTACATCATTGGCTTACCAAACTGAACAGCATTTGGTTGATTTGGCGAATGCTTATGGCTTTACAATTACATTTAGTTTGTCAACAGGTTTTGATTATACGCTTCCATTTGTTTTAAACAATGAAGAAAGGTCGTTATTTTTGATAAGTGGTAATTTTTCAACAAATCCTGAAAAGGCTGCTGTTTTCCAATGCTTGATAAAAAGTCTGATCCCAGCAAACAAAACAGTAGTCTTTCAAGAGTCGTAGTGTGGTAAAATTTGGATAAGGAATTAAAAAATGGCAATTAGAGATAATAATTTTGTTTTAGGTGATCCAACGGATGGGGTGTTTAATGTAACGGACGCTAACAACATCAAGGCTGAAACGGACAATTACATTGACACGTCTAGCCAAACCAAGTCTGAATCTGATTTGTTTCAGATGGCTAAGACTGGGGCGGTTGTTGCGTCTAAGGGTGATTTTTACAAAGAGTCAGCCGGTTCAGCAGCCGATGTTTACTTATTAGAAGCTGACGATGATCTTGCGGGTGTATGGCGTTTAAAGAACGGTATGCGTTTTCGATTTAAGGTTGTTAATGCCAATACTGGGGCGAGTACGGTAAATATAAATAGTTTAGGGGTTAAGGATTTAAAATTAAACGGTGGAAGTGCGTTAGCTGGTGGTGAGCTGGTTGTAAACCAAAATGTTGAAATGGTGTTTGATGAAACAAATGATTATTTCGTTTTAAATTTACCAGCGAAAGAGTCATTGACTGCTAAAGGGGACTTGTTGTACAACAACGGAACATCTGTTACTCGATTGCCAGT